CGAACACGATCGCCGACACGTCGTTGGAGCCCATCGCGGCGCGGAACGCCGCCAGGAGGCCCTCCATGGACGTCCCGCCGTCGCCGCTGATGTCGTCGACCATGGCCGCCTTCGGCACGATGGGCCCGACGATCGGGATGACCGCGATTCCGCCGGATTCGTCGACGGCCGCCGCGCGGCGCTCCCGCCCGGCGATCCGCCGGCGGATCTCGCCCGCGGTGGGGCGGTGCCCGCTCCGGCGCTCGCCGACGATCCCCAGGATCGTGGCCAGCCACGCCGGGTGGATCGCCCACACCGTCTGGCCGATGTACGCGGCGATGCGATCGTAGCGGCGCTCGGTGGCCACGTGCGAGTCGCCGGCCCGGTCCTCCTCGAGGGCGCTCAGCAGGGTCGTGCGGGCCGCGGTGAGGGCTCCGCGGTCGACGCCCGCGGACCGGAGCTCCTCGGCCAGGTCCGCGACCAGCATGGTGGCCGCCCGTGCCGCGGCCCGGACCTTCCCCGGTTCGAATGTCCGCCCCGACCGGAGCTCCATCAGCTCGGTGGACAGGTCGCGGCCCTCGAACGCCGACAGCGCCTCGATCAGGTCGCCGGCGTCGCGGATGGAGCCCCACGTGGCCCCGCTCGCCGCGAACGCCACCAGGGCGACGTCGTAGAGCTTCGACTCGAGCAGCTTCCGGTCCGTGTAGTCGGCGTTCCAGTCCTGGCGGACCGCCTTGAACGCGTGCGACATGTCCGTGAGGTCCCCGCGGTCCATCTTCGGGACGATCGCCTGGACGTCCGGGTCGCGCGGCTCCAGGCCCGACTGGACCCGGAGGCCCGTCGGGTCCTGCGCCAGCTGGAGCGTCCCGCTCTTGGTCCGGGCGATCGGGAGGCCCTCGTGGTTGATCATGAACCGGACGTCGTCGCGCTGGGCGAGCGTCTGCGTGAAGTTCCCCGGCATCACGGTCTCGGTGTAGACGCCCAGCCAGTCCTCGACCTCGTAGGTCTCGTTGAAGATGGCCGCGTACCCGTCGAACTCCCACAGCCCCGCCTCGGTCCTGCGGAGCTCGACGCGACGGGTGGCCGCGTTGCGGACCTCCCGTCCGATCTCACGGTACCGGGCCGCGCGCTCGGCGCGGATCGTCTCGGGTCGCATGGTCGCCTCCTACGTTCCGTCGTCGGTCACGTCGCCGGGGGCAACCGCCCCGCCCCCATCCACCGGGGCGCCGCTGGCGTCGGTCCCGCCGAGCGGGCCCCAGTTCATTGGCTGGTTGTAGACCTGGCCCAGGCCGTCGGGCAGCGGCGGCATCTCCTCCTTGTCGCGGATCTCGTCGACGTCCAGCCACCCGCCCTGCCGGCCCATCAGGTACCCGCGGTAGCGCTCGGTGAGGCGGCCCCGGAGGAGGCCGGCCACGTTGAACCGCACGTACTGGGGCTTGGGGAGGAGCCGCGTCATGGCCCGCTCGAACTTCACGATCCACACGCCGAGGCAGAAGGTGATGAACCCCAGCATCTGCTCCTCGATGCCCGTCCCCCACGACGTCGACCGGGTGGTGTCGCCGATCATGTGGGGCGGCACCCGGTAGAACCCGGCGATCTCGCTCCGCTTGGCCTTGATGGTCTCCAGGAACTGGCTCTCGTTCGGGGAGATGGAGATCTGCTTCCAGTCGAGGCCCTGGCCCATCACGGCCGGCTTGCGCCGGCGGTTGCCCTGGGAGTCGATCCACCGGTCCTGGTAGCCCTTCGCCTCGTCGGGGGTGAGCTTGCGCTCGGTCTTCAGGACGCCGGTGGGCTGCGCCCCGTCGCCGAAGAACCGGGCGGCGAACTCCTCGGCGCCGAGGGTGGCCCCGAGCGTCTGGCGGATGTACTCGATCGGGGACAGGCCCTTCACCCACCGGGATCCCGGCGGGGTGAGGCCCTTCACGTGGAACACCTCGGAGGCCTGCAGGGGGTTCCGCTCGCCGGAGACCCGGTAGACGATCCGTCCCGTCTGCTTGTCGCGCGTGGCGTCGCACTCGTCGGGGTGCAGCGGCATGATCTGGGCCGGGAACCCGTACCGGTCCCGATCGATCACCCGGCCGTAGGCGTTGCCCCGGAGCAGGATCGAGTACAGCAGGCGCCCCAGCCACTCCACGCGGTCCTGCTCGGCGTGGGGCTGCTCGAGGAACGGCGACGGGGGCTCCACGGGCGCCGGCGAGCCGCCGACCTTCCTGAACGCGCCCACCGGGAGCGTGGCGATGGTGTCGGCGATCAGCCCGACGCACGAGTGCACGGTGATCTGCTGCAGGGCCCGGACCTCGGTGATCGGCACGCCGGCCCACGAGTCGAACCCGGCGCTGTTGGACGGGATCCGGTTCGGGTCCTGGTCCCACGACAGCTCGCGGACCTGCCGGGCGAGGTTTCGGATGATCACCGGCGCCAGCCCTCGATCGCCAGTGCCACCGCCAGCAGGGCGACGCCGGCGACGAGCTCGCCGAGCCACGGGACGATGCTCCACGCCCCGAGGACCAGGAAGCCGAAGCCGGCCAGCTCGATGGCCGTGGTGGCCACGGCCCGGGGTCGCCGCAGCGTCTCCAGGATCCGCCGCCTGATCATCGCGGCCAGTGTGTGTGCCGGGTCACGTCGGGCTACACGAACAGCTGGGGCATCGGCTCCTCCTCGGCCCCCCGCTCCACCTCGTAGGCGGCCATGGTCAGCGCGATCAGGCCGTCGATCGAGCCCGAGCTGGTCCGCTTGTGGAACCGCCAGCCCCGCTCGGTGATCCGCTTGGCTGCGGCCTGCACCTGGGCCCGGAGCTCCTTGTCCCCGCCGTGCCGGATCCGCTTGGCGATCAGGAGCTCGTAGAGGTTCATCGAGGCGGGGACCATGCGGACGTCGCCCTGGGGGAACTCCTCGATCGGCAGCCCCTCCTCGGCCAGGGTGAGCATCGACCGGATCATGGCGAAGGGGTCCACCAGGATCCGCTGGACGTCGTAGGTGCGCCCCAGCTCGCGCAGCAGCTCCTCGAGGGCGTCGAAGTCCAGGTAGCCGACGTCGGGGTCCACCTTCATCTTCGTGTGCCGGACGTGGTGGAGGCCCTTGGCGTCCCGGTGGTCGACGACGATCCCGGTGGAGTCCCGCTTCGGCGCCGAGTCGACGGCGACCACCACCGGGGCCAGCTTGGGGATCCGCGGCCGGCCCCCGTTCGCGTCCCACAGGTCGATGGGGACGGCCTGCTCGACGGCCGACGTCCACTGGTTCAGGTGAAACCGGCGGAACTGGTTCTCGAGACCGAGGGCCCGGGCCCGCCGGAGCTCGGCCCGGAGGTACTCGAGCGTCACCCACCGGGAGGGGTTCGCCTTCCGCAGGGCGCGCGAGTCCTCGATCCGGCAGCCGTCGGGGCCCTGCCACCACCGGAAGTAGAACCGCGGCTCGCCGCCCTTGAGCCCGCGCTGGTACAGAGACCACGCGATCGACCGCTGGTCGAAGCCCGCCGTGGTGAAGATCAGCACGAGTGGCTGGGCCCGGGCCGCACCGGCGGACGCGAACGCCTCGTAGAGCTCCGGGGAGCGGTGCACCCAGATCTCGTCGATGATCACCATCGACGGGTTGGGCCCGTGGGCGAGCTTCGCATCGGAGGCGAGCACCCGCCACACGCTCCCCGTCTCGCGAACCTCGACCGCGTCCCGGTAGACCTTGCACATCGACCGGAGCATCGGGTCCCGCTCGACGAACCCCGAGCCCAGCTCGAACAGGACCTTCGCCTGACCCCTCGAGCCGGCCACGTTGTACACCTCGGCGCCGTACTCGGGCCGCCACCGCCACCCGTCGCGCGCGAGCTCGTAGTGGCCGTCGGCGCACAGCCCGTACAGGCCGAGGGCGGCCCCGATGTGCGACTTCCCGTTCTTCTTGCCGATGCCGACGAGGCCCTCCCGGACCACCCGGAGGGCCCGGTCGGGCTCGCCGCGGCCGCGGACCAGCTGGAGGCCGTCGAACACGCCCTCGATGGCCTCGTCCTGCCACGGTTCGAACGTGAACGGCCGCCCGGCGAACTGGCCCTTGCCGTGGATCAGCCTCCTCGAGCAGAACCGCCGGATCCGCACCGAGGGCTTGGTGGCCACCGGCGGGAGCGTCGCCGGCGCCGGCCGTGCCCGGGGCCGGGCCATCAGCCCTCGAGGTCCTCGGCGAGCTGCTGGGCGAGGGTCTTCCCCGCCAGCTGCATCAGGCCGAGCCGGAGCCGGGCCGCCACAGTGAGCCCGTAGTGCTCGGCCAGGCGCAGGAACATCGCGGTGGCGTCCCGCTCGGCCTTCAGGAAGGGGCTCACGGTCACGTCGCCGCTCACCGTCTGGGTCACCATCCCGTACTGGTCCACGAGCTCGCCGGCCTGCTTGATCCGGGCGAACTGGCGGACCATGGCCTCCACGGCGAACGCGTCGGCCGGCCGCAGCGACGTCACGCCGCCCAGCGCGTCGACCAGGTTGGTCCACACCGGCACGAGCTCCTTGGGGAGGTCCTCCGGCGGCCCGAGCGTGTCGACCTTCGGCGCCGGCAGCGCCCGGACGATGGCCGGCTGGCTCGGCTTCCGCCGGTGCCCCGTCTGGCGCCGGGCCCGCGTGGGGTCGCGCGGCCGGCCCTTCACGGGGCCCGGATCCCCTCGCGCCGCAGCCGCCGCTTGAGCTCCCGGGCCCGGCGTGGATCCAGGACGATCCCGAGGCGGCGGGCGCGCCGGGCGAGCTCGCCCTGGTCCAGGGGGCGCTCGGGCGGGCCGTTCGGACGGCGGATCATTCGCCGCCCTTCTCGCCGGACAGCACGATGCGCGGCCGGGCCAGGACGAACCCGCGGGCGCGGAGCGTCGGCGTGGGATCCACCGGCGGCGCCGCGCGACGTCGACCGCGCTTACCGCCCGCCCGCCGG